CATATTTAGATGCTAAAACGCAATCTGAATTACAAACTTTAGCAGTAGCTAGACCCTATATTGTCGTAGAAGATTACTATGGGAATAACTTCCTTTGTGGATTTGAAAACGGAATGGAATGCACAGGTGGGACTGTAGTGACAGGAGCAGCAGCAGGTGACCTTTCAGGATTCACTTTAACATTTGAAGGAATGGAAGAAACTGCACCTTATTTCTTAGATGCAGCAGTTACAGCAGATGTAACACAGATTGACCCAACTGCATAAAATTATTTAGTTAGAAAATGAAGCATCCTTAACAGGGTGCTTTTTTTTTGTCTTATTCATTTTACAAATTACTTATTTTTTTTCGTTATATATGTAATGATTATACTAACAACATCTGCATCTGCACAACAGCTATCCGTAATACCTAGACAGTATTCTGATAATTTTACGTTATCTGTCAGGGATGATAGTACTAACGTTGTAAAATACTACAGTATTACTAATGCTACAACATCAGGGAATTATCTAAATTTTAGTAATATATTTAACCCCATATTAGTTGAGAATCATTTTTATGATTTAAGATTATACCAAGACCCTAATTTTTGGAATACAAATTACAATTTATGGGAATTGTATGTGCAGATTTGGAACGTGGATAGGGAAGACATAGAAGATATCTACCAAGATAGAATATTTTGTACTGACCAAGACATTGACCAATTAAATAAAAATGACCATTACCAAATAAACGAAGGTCAATATAAGACTTACAATGGTTATGATAATACTTATATAGTAAGATGAAAACAAGACTAAGAAATAATAAAGGGCAATTCAAAAAAGAATCTAAGGTTTCTGAATTTGGATTTGTAAATTTAAGTACTTACACAAGCCCTGAAGTTAAGGAAGTAAATGGTGCTGATTGGATTGAATATGGTGCTGACAATAACTACTTTCAATACCTAATCGATAGGTACAATGGAAGTCCTACAAATAATGCTGCTATCAATGGTATTAGCCAAGCTATTTATGGAAAAGGTTTAAACGCTACTAATTCAAGTGCTAAGCCAAATGAATATGCTCAAATGGTTTCTTTGTTTAAAAAAGATGTAGTTAGAAAATTATGCTATGATTTAAAATTAATGGGGCAATGTGCTGTTCAGGTAATTTATTCTAAGGATAGAAAAACCATTGCACAGTTAGAACATATGCCTGTTGAAACTTTACGAGCAGAAAAATGTGATGACAAGGGGGATATACCTGCTTATTATTATTATAAAGATTGGGCAAATATAAAAAGAACTGATAACCCTTTAAGAATTCCTGCTTATGGAATGTCTAAAGAAAATATTGAGATATTTTATATAAAGCCTTATAAATCAGGGTTTTATTACTATTCTCCTGTGGATTACCAAGGTGGTTTACAATATGCTGAACTTGAAGAAGAAGTTTCTAACTATCACTTGAATAACATACTTAATGGTCTAGCACCTAGTATGTTAATCAACTTTAACAATGGAACTCCTAACCAACAGGAAAGACAATTAATAGAACAAAAAATAGCACAGAAGTTTTCAGGTACTTCTAATGCAGGTAAATTCATTTTAGCTTTTAACGACAATAAAGAAAGCCAAGCAGAAATAACTCCTGTACAATTAAGTGATGCACATAACCAATATCAATTCCTTTCAGAGGAATCACAGTCTAAAATACAGGTAGCACATAGAGTTGTATCGCCTTTTTTACTAGGTATTAGAACAAGTTCAGGATTTTCAAGTAATTCAGATGAAATAAAAACTGCATCGTTATTAATGGATAACACAGTTATAAGACCATTTCAGGAACTTTTAATAGATTCCTTTGATATATTACTAGGATACAATGAAATTAGCTTAAACCTATACTTTACGACCTTACAGCCTTTAGAATTTACTGAAGTAGATAGTTCAATACAAGATAAAGAAACTATTGAAGAAGAAACAGGTGTTGAAATGCAAAAGTTTAATCTTAAAATGATAGATGGAAAAGAAGCATTTGATACTAAAGAAGAAGCAGAAAAGGTAGCTAAGGAAATGGGTTGTGGTGGTTCACACGAACACGAAGTTGAAGGAGTTACTTATTTTATGCCTTGTGTAAGCCACGAAGAACTGAAAGCACCTTGTTGGGATGGTTATGAGCAAAGGGGAATGAAAGAAAAAGATGGTAAAAAAGTTCCTAATTGTATTAAGCTAGAAGAAATATCTTTAGAATCATTTGGTGAAGATGAAGATTTAACTGAATGGGAATTAATAGATGAGCGAAAAGTTGATTATGAAGATGAAGATGCTTTAGATTATCAAATAGACCATTTAAATACTAAAGATAAAAGTTTACTTTCTAAGATATGGAATTTTGTATCTACAGGAACTGCTAGACCAAATGCTAAATCTAAACAAGATGAAAATGTTGATGGAACACAGTTTAAAGTTCGTTATCAATATGCACCTTTAAAAGATACTTTTACAGATGGTAAAAATGTAACTAGAGATTTTTGTCAGAAAATGGTAACAGCTAAAAAGATATACAGAAAAGAAGATATTGAAATGATGAGTAAGCAAGCTGTAAATGCAGGATGGGGACCACGAGGTGCAGATACCTATTCAATTTGGTTTTACAAAGGTGGAGGTGCGTGCCATCATTTTTGGATGAGAAAGACTTATATGAAGAAAGGAAAAGGAAGTATTGATATAAATAGTCCACTAGCACCAACTGTTAGTGTAAACCAAGCTAGAAAGGCAGGTTTTAAACCTGAAAAGAATAGTGAATTGGTAGCAAAAAGACCTATTGATATGCCAAACGAAGGATTTTTACCAACTAATAAAAGAAGATAAATGGCAACACAATTATTCATAAACAGAACAGATTTAGTTCGTAATTCTATTATCGATGGAAACGTTGACACAGACAAGTTTATACAATTTATCAAGATAGCACAAGAAATTGATGTTCAACAGATTATAGGAACAGATATGTATAATGCTTTAAGTGCTGCAATTCCTGATATTGACTTACCTGTGAATGCAAGATGGAAAACAATTTTAGATGACTACATTGTACCTATGTTAATTTGGTATGCACAGTCTAACTATTTTCCTTTTGCTGCTTATCAGGTGAAAAATGGTGGTGTTTTCAAACATACTTCAGAAAATTCAATTAGTGCAGATAAAAACGAAATAGATTTCTTAGTTGAAAAGGCTAGAACAAATGCAGAATGGTATTCAAGAAGGTTTATTGATTTTATGAGTTTTAACCAAACTACATATCCTGAATATACTAGCAATACGAATGATGATATTTATCCAAGCTATGAAGCTACTTTTAATGGGTGGGTACTATAACGTAAAGCAATGATTTATAAACCAAAAGAAAAAAATATAAAAAAGTTAAAGGTCTTTTTAAAGAAATCTAAAAATAATAAAATAAAAAAATCAAGAAATGGCAACATTATTTAACACAAAAATATCGGAGACTTATGAAGGTCTTTTAAAGACTATTGATAATGCTGCAATATCTGCAACGTTAAAAGAATTAACTGATGGTTCAGGAAATCAATCAGGTCTTTATTTAAACACAGCAGGAGATTTTAAGGTTTCTAATATTTTAGAATGGGGTTCATTAAAAGATACAGGAACAGGTGTTACTATAACTCGTTATGTAACTTCTACTGATGGTTTAGAAAACTTTGATAATAATACATCACTACCTACAAGTGCAGCAGTTAAACTGTATGTAGATGGTAAATTTGCATCATCAGATACTTTAGCAGAAGTTTTATCTTTTGGAAATGAAACTTTAGGAAATAGTATTATTATAACTACTGAAGATGATGTATTTTTTAGGGATAATTCTATGGCTATTTTTGGAAATGCTAATGATTTAAGCATATACCACGATTCAAGCAATAGTCACATTAGAAATGCTACAGGGGATTTATTAATAAGTGCACTTGAAGCAGGTAGTGGTATAAAATTTTTTATTGATAATGGTGCAGGGTCAACTGTTTCTAATCTAGACATAAGTGGCTCAACAGGTACAGTTTCATTAAAACATTATGGTTCACAAAAACTATACACCACAAGCACAGGTATTAGTGTAACAGGAAGAATATCTCAATTAACTGACCCAAGTGCTGCACAAGATGCTGCTACTAAATCTTATGTAGATGATAAATTTGCATTATCTGATACTTTACAGGAAATTTTAGCTTTTGGAAATGAAACAAGTGGAAATGATATTGTAGTAAGTGCAGGGGATGACATTACGTTTACTGATTCAAGTAAAATCTTAATGGGTGCATCTAGTGATTTGGAAATATATTATGATGGCACTACGGATAGAGCTTATTTTAATTCTATTTCAGCAAATCAATCTATATTTGCAGGAGGAAGTGTAGCTATAATAAGGGTTGGAGGAACGCAAAATGCTTTAGAAGCTAATCATAATGCAAGTGTTTCATTAAATTATTCAGGGGCTACAAGAATTCAAACAACTTCTGCAGGAGTAGCAGTTGTAGGGGACTTAAATGTTACAGGAACGATTACAGGAGCAGGTGGTTCTTTTCTACCTTTGATTGGTGGAACAATGACAGGCGATACTATTCACAATGATAATGTAAAGTCTATTTATGGAACAAGTTCTAACTTTCAAATATGGAGTACAGGAGCAAATGATTACATAAGTTCAAACGCTAACAGTTTGAAAATTAGTTCTTTTGGAGACAATAATATTGTCAGTATCAGTACAACAAAGGCAGGAGGTTCTTTAACTGCTGCTATAGTGGCGGTTGGCTCGACAGGCGCAGTAAAACTTAATCATTTAGGGTCTACTAAGTTAGAAACTACAGCTACAGGGGCAACAGTTACAGGAGACTTAAATGTTACAGGAACTATTACAGGAAGTGGTGGTTCATTCTTGCCATTAGCAGGAGGAACAATGACAGGTAATATTGCTTTTAATACAGGTGGAAACGCTACTATAGTAGCTGATGGTGGAGATTTACTACTACAAACAGTAACTGATGATATATTTTTATTATCAGCAGACGACATTAGTTTAGCTGTTAATGGCTCAGATGTAGGTATTTATATAACAGGAGGTGCAGGGGTAGATTTAAGATACAACGCTGTTTCTAAACTATCAACAACAAGCACGGGTATTTCTGTTATAGGGAATGGAGCGTTTTCAGGAAATGTTAATCTAACAGACTCAGGTCAATTAATATTAGGGTCAGGAAATGATGCCCAAGTGTATCACGATGGTTCTAATTTCTATACAAACAATTTAACAGGTCAATTTAATATAGAC